TGGCATTACTACTTTCCTACGAAATTTATCAATTCCCATAATAATCAATCTCCTTTCTATAATCTTTCAAGAGAGGGAGATGAATATTTCTCCCTCTCTGTTGTCTTTCTAAGCTGCTTAAGTTATGCAAGCTTTCATAAGATATGAACAATCTACACAGACTAATTTTTCATCTACGATCATTGAAGGTTCAAACCAATCGGAATGTTTGGTTTCCATTCTTGCTCTACGGACTATATTTTTACCTACTTTAAAGGTATAACCTAAAGAGAATTTTTTAATTCCCGGTTGAGGTTCTACATAGGCAAGTAAGGCATATTTCCCCCAGAGATAATCATATACTGCAGTCTGCCCTTCTTTTTTAGTGTTATAGCCTGCTTTTCCAACTACTACCTTATCTACTCCAAAAACACTGGCCATTAAATCTTCAGTAACGATCCCTTTTTGGACATATTTAATGCGATCTAGGATATCGGGATGATGTTTTAAAGCATCATAAACACTCTTTCCTAATAGAAGAGTATTCGGTTCTCTAAATATCCTGCTATGGACATCTTGTTTACCGGTTTCAATATCTTCTATAGGACTAGAGTTTGCGTAATCTTCCCATTTAACGGTAATAGTAGCATTGTGAGTCATGCTTGCCCCGGTCAATAAGTCTCTTATCCTCTTCTCCTGGGCAAGTTCAATAATATCCGTTAAAAATTCTACGGTATCTACCTCGGGATTTATGGGTTTATCTGCATTATTTCTTTCCCGATCATCAATCAGGTCATTTAATGCATGCTCCTCACATTGGTAGGTATCGGTAGTCATCTTCCAATCGACAGTTTTTGACTCGGTTTTAGGAGCCCTTAAAGTTGTAGGGATTCTAAAACGGCCTGCCTTGGAATCATAGATATAATACTTATCGGATTCTTTTTTAACCGGCACAACCGGCATTAGTTGTAATCCTACATAAGCAGCATTGCTATATTTTATGGATATGTTACTTAATATTGCGTCAACATGAACATTGTTTGGTTCTGGCATCTAATTTCAACTCCTTTCTATTTAGTTTATTTATTTTTTTATGCAGCATAATACATGTGGGTTAATAAGACTTCTACGATATCGTTTTGGGCGGTAGCCGCTTCAATATCGATTGCTCCGGCAAAATCCTTATCGGTAGTAACCGGAGTACCAGCTCCACCGGCAATAGATTTTATTGGGAAGCCTTCATTAACCGCTGCATCCATCACTAATTTACTTGTACCCAATACTCTTACCCTGGCAGCTTCGCCAATAGCAGGAGTATTTTGTAAAATACCGATAGCCACTCCACCGGCACCACAAACAATAGCAGTCCCATCAGTATGGAGTGTAACAAAATGATATTGAACTGCGGCCATACTAGTTGCACCACAAACTAAAGTAATGTCAAGGGCACCTACAGCCTGACTCATAATTAACACCTCTTTCTTTATTTATTTTTTATAGATTATTTCTTCTCTTCTTCGGTTGAATCCAGGGTGGCTAAGACAGCATCTCGATATGATACTTCTTTATGCTCAGCCATATACTTCTGGATTTTCTTTTCTTCTGGGCTTAATTTATTATCGCCTTCTTTTTCCTCTTCTCCTTTGCTCAATTCGGCAAAAATGGAGTCAGAAAAATTAGGCTGCAATTCGATAAATTTCCCCAGCAGTTCCCTTTGCGAAAGTTCAGTCTCTTTCTTATCTTCCGTAAACTTTATTTTCTTCTCATCGGAAGTGGACTCCATAAGAGCCATTAAAACTTCCTTCTGTTTCGGAAGAAAATGCATAGTGGATTCAGAGCAATTGGATTCGATAAAGGTTTTAATCTCAGTAGACCTTTTTTCAGCTACGATTTTGGCAAGCTCATCATCTTTCTCTTTCGCCTTTTTCTGTTCAGCTTCAAATTTTGCCTTATATTCTTCTGCTACTTTCTTCTCTTGGTCTACGATCTCCTTATCGGTTTCCAATTTCTCGTAATCCTCTACCGCTACGAATTTTTTACCTTCAACTTCGGTCACTTTAATTCCGCTTGGCATAATAAAAATCTCCTTTCGTTTTTTATTGTTTTTATTATCTTCGACCTTTTCGTAAATGATGATATTTGCTTCCTTATTGCTATCGAATAAAGCGGCTATGTCCAATAAGTTAGTTACTGCTGGTAGATCACCGCCTAAGAATGCGATAGCAGACAAGACTTTTTTATATTGTTTCTTAGTGGATGGCTCGGTATAATCGTTTAGTATTTCCGAGCTTATTCTTTTGTAAGCACCGTTTTTAACCAATTGATATAAGACCTTTGGCACTTCTTTGATATTAACTAGGATCTTATTCCCTACCTTTTTTAGCTTAGTGATCCAGCCACCGGCAGGAAGGCCGGTATTCTGTAATAATCTTTGTTTGTCGTCATGGCCTAATTTCACCATTGGCTTTAACTTATCGATAATCTCATTAGTATTGTTTACGATGTCATCAAGATCTTGATCAGTAATTTCGTGGCCATTCCATTTCCCGGTAGCGAATACTTCCACGTCTTTTAATTCATAAGTCTGGGTGAATGCTTCCCATATAGCCAATTCCATAGCAGTCATAACATTTTGCTCTGTTTCAACCCAATTACCTTCTTTACCTTGTTTCCACCCTGCTTTTTTTAGGCCTGCGTATGCAGTGGCATTAGCCAAAGCCTCTTGATCATCTCTCCCTTTGTATTGCTCAAAGGCGCTGTTGAATATCTTGATCCAGGTCTCCTGTGCTTTTTTCGGCATATTCTTTAATTTCTCCGGAGGATTCTCTATCTTATATGGCATGATTAATCATCTCCTTTTTAATATTTCTATGACATTTCTCACACAAAGTAACGCCATTATTAATATTCCAAAGTTCCTCACATTCCAATGCTCCTTTTAAAGTTACTATTTCATATTCTTGTAGAATAGAATTAAACGATTTTATATGGTGTGTGTTTAATTTAGAATCTTTGCTCCCACACATTTGGCATGTAAAATTATCTCTTGTAAATACATCTGACCGCCATTGACGGGATTTAAAATTACTATAGATCTGCATCCTAAGTGGAGTTATCCCACCTTTCCAATTAGAATTATTTACTCCTTTTTGTATCTTACTCATTTTCTTTTTTTGCTCTTCTGACATCGGAATACCTTTATTAGGAGATACTTTCCCTCTGTTTGCTTCACTTAATTTTCTTCTCGTTTCTTCTGAAGTTTCCTTGCCTCTCATAGCTCTACTTATTTTATATTTTGTTTCTTCTAAACGATGTTTGCCTGACCAAAATTTAGAATGATTTTCACTTATTTTATGCTTTGTTTCCTCTGACTGTTTATGCCCTTTCTGGAATATAGACAATTAAATATCCCCTTTCATTACAAAATCTTTACCTTTCATCGAGAGAGCTCTAGACTTCAATTCAGGTTTAATAGGTTCGAATGTCTCATACTTCGTAACTGGCACTAAGGTGCTTCTACATTGATAGTGTAAAGGTGGAGTAGCTTTAGCAATGTCCGGGTCGCCATATTCGAATACCTGGCCATCAAGGGCTGCACAAACCTCTGTAGTCCGGGCATCCATGATTGCGGAAAACATTACCCCGGCCATTATGTCTTTGACATCAGGATCCTCCATAAGATCCAGTCTTCCCTGATTGTAAGCATCTGAAAGATTGGTTCTAACTACATTCTCTAAGTGATAGGGGGTTAATAATATTCCATCTTTTGTCTCTATTCCCGGAGTACCTACGTATTTCTTGAAAAGCTGATCTAATAAAAATATCATTTCTGTAGCGGTTGAACCATTCTTCATGCCGGTGTACAATATCCCTTTGGCTTCCTTTAAAATCGTATCCCTCATAATTCCGGCAATCCAGAAGGATTTATTCTTTAGGTATTGCATCGCCTTTTTAGCAGGCAATCCTACATATTTATTAACCTTCAATTCGCTTTCTACTTCGCTCATGCCGTATCTAAATAACTCCTGCAGCCACTTCTTGACACAATCCCGGAAATCACCTACATAGGATAACTGCAATTTCTCCACTTCTCTAGCATTCTGGGATTCCATGATCTTTGCTTTGGTTATCGATTTTTTAAGAGCTTCTTTTTGCCAGGTTAAGATCTCCGCAAGTTCCTCTTTGGCTGTATTCTCAAAATAATCTAAGTTCTTGATAATTCTGGTAAAGTTACATTTCTTCTCATACTGGTTAGGCTGCCTTGATAGATTGGCTTGATACTTCTCTATAAACCCACCACCTGCAGCTGCAGGCTTGGGTTGAGGTAAAACTATCCCTTCTTCTTTGGCCGGGATTTTTAAGAATTCCCGGACCCATTCCTCATCTTGATCGATCAACCCTGCATCAACCAATAACTTGGCTACTTCAGCTTTACCTTTTTGATCATCTTTAATCAGTGATTCGAATTTAAAGTAGGGATATTTAGGTTTGGGGAAGTTGAAGTCTATTAACCGTTTTATAATCTGCTCCCGGATGATGGTATCTTCGGTTTCATTACCCAGGTAATCGAGAATATATATAAAAATATCAAAATGAGTCTTAGACAGAGCCCATGAGCCCTTTTCCCCTGAGTCCATTAGAAGAGTACCTACCAACAGGGCCCGGGCAATCATTGAATTATTAGTGTCAAAAGCTGATTTATAACCTGCATCTCCTCTTCTGGTAGCTTCCAAAAGATCCGTCTCTAAACCTTTAGGCATAACTATGGCGGTATCAGTCTGGATATTTTTCAATATTTCTAAATATTCGTCCTGTTTAGCTTTTTGAGTACCAGGTTCATAACGGCCTATTACGGTAGGCTGCCCAAACTTCTCTAAGAAAATATTCCAGAATCTTTGGATGATATCATTGGAGAAGTAATAGCGGTAGGCTGCCCTGAAATCAGATTCGCCGTATAAGCTGTCTGTATCGTCATCATTAGGGTTATAGGAAAAGAGAATAAATTTGTTGATTGGTAGAGGTGTATTATTATTTTCGATCAGGCCATCCTCTTTAATATTCCCATGTTCATCACACGAAAAACCATAGTTTTTGGCTTTTCGTACTTTGATATTATCGATGCCGATCATTCCTTTAAATTCTCCATCGGGAAGGATTTTATAATTGATCTCGGAAACTGAATATCCATCTCGTAAAGCGTTCCAAATTTTTAATAGGGTATTGTTGATATTGCCTTTCATTTCCGAAAAGCAATGCTCAATAAATTCAGCCTGTTTTACTGCGTCCGGATCGTTCTCATCTTCCGGCCTGATATTCCAGGGAGTAGATAATCGGGCATGTTTTTTAAGCATGAAGATAGCTTTAACCTGGCCATCACGTTTCTGCATGGTCCGGTAAACATCCAGTCCCTTCTTGCCAACCAGTTCATCAGGGTTGTATGCTGGAAGACTACCGATCCCCCAGATATCATTACCGGAATGGGATATCTCGTCCATATTAGGCTTTGACATCTTTTTTATGGCTTCTTTGGCGTTCTGATAAATATCTTTTATACTCATTTGTGAAACCTCTTAGAGAACCTTTGCCAAAAATATACTTTCATTTCAAAAAGATAAAAGTATAAACAATAAAGTTTACAATATGAGAACTTTATGTGTCTTACATATATCCTTTTTGTAACATCTTTCTCAAATTCTATTTTTACTATTGGTATATTTATATTCATAAACCACCTTAAAATAAAAAAAAGAGGACCAAGGAAGAATGTTAAAAAACATTCTGAATCTTGGCCCTCTAAAAGTGGAGCTCTACACGCTTATTCTATTTTTTACAGCATAACACTAAATAAAGCTATAGTCAAATTTATTACATTATAATATAAATTAAATTATAATACCCTCATTACCAATCCTGATTGGCACTTGGTCGTTTCCCGGCACTCTGTCCTTCTATCAAAGACTTCACTATTTCAGGAGCTACAACCGCTCCATAGGAAGCCATAGCCAAAGCAATTGCCAGGTCTATTTTTTTAGTTCCTGATTTTTTGACGATCCTCCAACCTCGGAAAGAATAAATCACCTTACAATTAATCAGAGATACCCTAAGTTCTTCTGATCCATAAAAAATTATACCCTGACTTTTAATCAGGTTAAAAAGACATTGACTAAAGGCTACACAATTCCCCTGGGTCTGAGGCAATTCAACCATATTGATCTTCTCTTTTCTTAAATCTTGACTCAATTGAATAGCCTGGTAGGGATCAAAATAAACTCCCTGAATATCATAAAGACTATTTAATTCAAGAATATATCGCTTCACATCATCAAATTGCACCTCTTCGATCACCTGGGGAATATAAACTTTATGGTCCACTAGAATTATTTTGTCTTCAACCTTTCCGACCCCACAAATAGCAGTGTAATCGTTTCTATATCCCACATCAAGCCCTATCCATATTGGGATTTTCATCTTTGGCTTTCTGATTAATTTATAATTGATACATGCCCGGAAATCCTCATCAACTATAAAAGGATCTTCATCATTTACCCAAAGATTTTTATGTAACCGCTTGAATAGATTGGGTCTCATCCCTGGTTTATGTTCCTGGCTATCTAAATATTTTTGAGTTACGAACCTACTCGGGTTTGCCTCTTCTCCCTGTTTGATATAGAAATAACTTTCTGGGGTATTGCCTTTTTTTGCTTCCTTGAATAAGTCCCAAAGCAACCCTTCCTCTGACCTTCCAACGGTAGAAGTTACCAGAATAAGGGGATATTTGTATACCGGGGATAATTGCATTTCCTCAAAAAAGAATCTTAACGAATCCGTATCAAAAGAGGCCAATTCGTCGATACAGATTAAGAGGCAATTAAGACCAGCGCTTGACCGGTAAGATGAACTTAAACATCTTAAAATCGTTCCAGTTTTGATATTCTCGATATAATCGGTATAGATCCGGCACTTTTTATCAAGATCCGGATTCTTTCTAATCATGGAAACAATCTTCCGATAAGTGATAAAGCTAGATTGGTTCTTACTGTTAGAACAAATATAAATCTCCCCAGGCTCTTGGGTAATTAAAAACCAGGTTAAAATTATTGCCGAAAAGGTAGATTTGCCATTTTTCTTAGCCATAGATATCAAAATCAATCGAGGCCTATTCTTATAAAAACAATCTACGGAGACTTCCCGCTCCCAGTCTTCGAGTGTAGTTAATCCTCCTTCCCCCTCCGGTAGATGAATCTCTTTCTCTGCAAATTGGATTATATCTTCTTTATATTTTAGAATAGAGAAACCCTCACCGGTTTTTGCTTTCTCTTTCCACCTCAGTTTTAAATTAGCGAGTTTCTTTTCTTTGGCTTTCGCAGTTTTAGTATCATAACTCGACTTCGGTCTCCACTCCACATTTTTAGCCATATTAATTAATTTCCTTCATTTTATTTTCCCCAGCGTTGGTCCTATATCCCGAATCCGTCAATAACCTCTTTGTTCTCGTCATCATTTATCCCAATATACCTGAAAGTTACTTTAATATTCCGGTGATTCAATAGATTAGAGATCCTTTCGATACTGATTCCCTGCTTCCGTAGATGATAACCAAAGGTTTTTCTAAGCGTATGTCCTCCAACCTTCTGCTTAATTCCGACTTCCCGGCACCAGCTATTGATTAGCTGGTAAGCTCTGACCCTGGTAATTGCTTTATTCTTTCTTGATTTCTCGTTAGTGAATAGGTATTGATCCAGATCAAATATATCATTCTTTTCAAAATAATAGTTCAAGGCTTCTTTGATCTGCTTATTAAAAAATACTTTTCTGGTCTTCCCGGTCTTCTGCTCTTTGATATCTAAATAGTCTTTTAGATCTCCCTGACTATTTTTAACATCTCCAAGCTTCAGGGATAATATATCCCCGATCCTCAGGCCGGAGTTAATACCAAAGACAAATAACAAATAATCTCTCGGATTCTTCTGTCGGAATAGATTCCCTCTAATCTGTCTAATATGATTTTCTGATCTGATTGGCTCTACAATATTCATACTAAAATACCTCCTGTATTTTGTTTAATCTATCTAACTATATTGTAATATAGATTAAACAAAAATGCAAGTATTACATCAAAATAATTTAAAATACTCTATAACCCTTATTTAATAAGGCTTTTTGAATTATACACAATATGTATTGTGTTAAATACGAATCTTTCCGGACCACTTCAAAATGATTGAATTTTCTCTGACCACTCGTAAAATAGAAAACTATTTTTTACCCTATATTTTGGATTCTTCCACATTGAGCCACTCCGATAAACCGAGCCACTCCGAAGCCACTCGTAGAACTTAAAAAAAATCGTTGTAACTCCTATAAAATAACGTTTCTTATTTCATGATTTTCTGACCTAATCGCTTCTATGTTCAATATTACTTTATCTATCTAACTGGATTGTGATATAAATTAAATATAAAAATATTTGTATTTTTTTTCACCCTCCGCTTTGGATCAAACCGGGCAATTTTGATTAATATTTCACCCCGGAGCCACTCCGATGACATGTTTATTTCTATACGTCTCAGAGCCTTTTTTCTATGAGTGGCCCGAGATTATACACAATTGCTATTATATTAAGTAAAGAAAAAAGCTAAATCCCAGGTTTCACCCATGATTTCCGATTATTTTAAAAAGGTCTTTTACCCAATATTTATGTCTTCTTACTTAACAAAAGTATCTTTCTCAACCTTCTTTTTTTTATCAATTAACTTATAACAAATTTGTTGTAGGAATTTAAATTCCTTAGTACCTGTCATAGCCTTGCCCACTTCTTCCCAAGCCTTACCTAACGCCCATGCTTGATATCCGATAGAACTTTTTAGTTTATTAATGACATCTATATTGTTTCTATCGATATATAAACTAAGAAATTCATCATCTTCTATATATTTTAAAATATCTTTATTTTCTTTACTATTTAATGGTTTCATTTTTTTACCCTCACAACTATTTTTTCCGGATTCTGATAATCAACTATATTTATAGCTCCGCAACGGTCTTTGTAACATTTAACTTCTATCTTTGTATTTCCATTATTAATAGGTTCAGGCAATATAAAGAAAAGATTTTTACCACATTGTGCACATTTTACTTCTATCTTCTTAATTTTATATCATCGCCTTTTCGCTTATTTTAAATTTTAACCTAAGTCTTCTTTTCATCTTTTACCTTTGTTATTATTGGACCAAAGCTATTAGAATATCTTTGTAATTTTATATAATCATTGTTTAGTTTAGCCTGGATATCTACTATCCCTCCGAGGATCACAATTAATATATATGCTATAATCCCCAGTAATATATTGGTTATTAACATTTATTCACACCTCATGGAAAAAACAGCTGACATAATTTCCGTTCTGGTAATATTATTTTCTTTAATATAATTTCTAATATCCTCTATCTGGCTCTGCTGTTATAAACTATTTCACTTTCTAATCTCTCCCACACCTTCTTATACACCTTTAGCTCTATGTTCTCCGCTTTTAACGCTTCGCCTTGCTGTAACCTATTTACAATCTCATCTGCTTTTTCGCAATTCTCTAAACTTTCTTTATGTTCTTTTATCTCACAACTGGCCGGAAAATTTAAACAAGCGGTTAAAAGTCTAACCCATGCTATTGCTTCCTTAACTTCCATCGCTGTTCACCTCCTCTAAATCCTTTAATTCCCTCTCATATAAAATTACCTTGTCATCGTCTATACAATTATTTAGGAATGCCTTATTCTGTTTAAACATTTTCCCCATTTTCTTCATTTTGTGTGTTTTAGCTTCATAATTATGCTGTTTCTTAATTATATTTTCTCTTAATCTTTTCTTTAACCATTTCTTCTTTTTTAAAGTAGGGCTTTGTCCATTGGTTTCCTCC